AGCCGACGTAGCGCGTGTGATGATTGTATTCAATGCAGGATCTTGTGTGAAAGTTCTAGGCGGAGTTCCCGCAGTTACTGGCGCCGGAATACTCTCAGTAATCGGAATACCACCAAACATCGGCAATGTTTCCGATTCAGCTAACAAGCCGCCAGTTAGTTGATTCCGCATAGCGGGATCATCCATTGCCATCCCTTGCATATATCCATCAAAGGTGACAGTGAATGTACCCGCAGCATTGGTTGTAAGGATGGGATTCATAGTTAAATTAGCGACCATAGTCAAGTCCTCCTAAGCGCTGAGGCGCCAATTACGAATTTCTGATACCTGCCAATTTGCGCTTATTGGACGCAAATTGCCCCATCCAAGCAGATGGTCGCCCAACGAATGTAGAGATCTTTCGACCAGTAACATCCTCATTCACGATTTCACGAAGGAAATCTTCAGAAGGCGCGATTGGATGCAATCCAGCTTCTGTCGCATCAGCATAAATCTGTCTTTCAACATTGCTAAATGCGATGTTCTTTTCATCGTCTGCAATGACACTAAGATCAATGTCCTTCCAGGCGCGTGAATGCTCTTTCAGTTGCGTAGCCAATCGCCGTCTATAAGCGATCAGCCGTTCTCCATCAAGAGGTCGTGGTGCACGTCCACCATGCATCATATAGATTTTATCGGCCGTAACCTGAGCATCTGCCATAGCTGCATAGTCAGCATCGGTCATTTGCTTGGGTAAACGTGCCTCGACATCAGCAATGCGCTTGCGGACAGATTCCTCAGCATCTGCTTTGGCTTTGGCCGCGGCATCATTCTTCTTCTTTTCTTCTTCTTCAGCATCAGCTTTTGCTTTGGCTTCTGCATCAGCTTTGGCCTTTGCATCTGCTTTTTCACGCTCTTTTTCATCCATATCTCGACGAGCGCGCTGAGCATCCTTCTTGGCCTGCTTGTCAGCACGCCGCTTGGCATCGTCTGCGAATGCAGCCATCACTGCATCCATTTTCGCGTTCATCGCGTCTGATTTCTTCTTGTCTTCTTCGTCCCAATCAGCCTTAGCTTTTGCTACAGCATCAGCAATAGCTTTGTCTGAATCTGCTTTGGCTTTCTCTGCATCGGCCTTGCGAGCGGCTTCAAGCGCCGCAGCTTTATCGTCGTCTGCCATAACCAAATCTCCTGCGGTCACTGTTGAAACGCCCGAAGGCGGTTTTCCTTTATCCCAAACACCCACAAAGCAAATTGCTATGTGATCTAGTAACTTTGGCTTTCCTTCTATCAGTAATTTGTTTCCGTCTTTCAAATTTATTTTCTTATCTTCTCCAGTAAGAACTACACATGGAGAAGTAGATAATTGGTTTTCTTCCATCAATTTGGCGGCATGTTCGTCCCATATCTTGACGATTGCCCAAATTTCTTCACCTTTAATATAAGGAATAAATACAGAACCAACATTACGATCCATATACTCTTTAGTATTAAGTGTTGAGCTTCCAGGATGCTCAAATATAACAGGTAAACCATTACAACGTTCAAGAAATTCTTGATTAAGATAAATGCTTTTGTCGCGCCACACATGCTCCTTGATACCACTTCGATACGATAAACCAGTGCCAGTTATTCTAATATCAAACAAAGCAAGATTAGCATAATATTGTGGTGAGGTTAACTCACCTTCCTGCATTAATTTGGCAATACCTAATTCATCAGAAAAATATTTCTTTAATGTTACGACCAAGCCAGGATGTAATGGTTCTGGTGGATCATCTAGTTTCGCCCACTTAAAAGATAAGTGCTCTTCATCTAATCTAGGAGGTGTAAATTCTTCATCTATTTCTTGAACATATGTGGTATAATCTACAGTTTTAGTTGGATTTTGGTCATCACCTTCTTGGGTATTTATTCTACGAGAGATTTCAAATAATTCTCCAGAAGGGCGGAATCCAACTTCTTCAGCACATTCTCTAATTGCGGCTTCCGGTAATGTTTCTCCATCTTCCCGTTTTCCACCTGGTAGATCGTAAAATCCAGGAAAATTTCCGTATTCGCTACGTTTAAGAAATAATGACCTCTTGTCAGGGGTGATAAATAAGATCCCGGCTGCATGAATTGTCTCCATTACAGCGGATCGCGTTTACTCAAATTTCCAGGATCCATCTGCGTATCGCCTTTTTCTTCAGGCTCCTTTCCTTCTCCAACTGTAAATGTTCCACCAGCATTACGCGGATGGTGCGCCTCCTCGAACGCATCAGATTTACGACGACCAGCTAAAAATGCATCCATCATTGCATCTAGCTTTTTCATCTTCTCAGGATCACATGGCATTGTTGCGCTCCATCAAAACAATCCACTCATCCTAAGCAAATAAACAATGAGAATTATGACAAGTATGGTAACAACGATATTTCCTGGATTTCCAAATCCATAACCGTAAGGAACTTGACGAATGTAAGTTCCTCCTGTATAACCTCCAAGAAGAACTATAACAAGGATGACAACAAGAATTAAGACAAGCGGACTCATGTTTGTGCCTCAATTACATGTTTAGGCTGCAAATGTCTCGCTTTTCTGATTTCAACCTCACTAAGATAATCAACTACAGCCTCATCTAAAGAATCAGATTTAGAAACACTAACCCCAGAACCACCACCCATCATTCCAGCCTTGCCACCAAAACTCTTCTTACCATCACCAGAACCATTAGGCTTTTTAATTCCTAATTTTTCATTTTCCTTTTCTTCTTCTTTTTCTTCTTCAGCATATTTAGCCATTGCTTGAGCATCTATAAGCAATGGATGCGGGAATAGTACCTTCATATCATTCGTATTATCTGCGGCCCATTCAATCAACTTAGTCTTGTTATCTGGGTCACACATCTCTCCAAACATCTGTACCATAGAGATAATGGCTCTAAGTTTTACATTTGCAACCTTGATTTTTTCACTATCTGGCTCTGTCAACAGGCTGGGCCATGTACAAATAAAATGATTTTGCCATTCCGTATATGCTTGATTAAATGTTTTCTTACCATATTCTTCAGGAAAATCATCTTGAACTGTCTTATAAAACTCTGTATTCCAAGCTCTAAATTGAACAACACGATTGAAGAAATTATATAAAGGCTGCATAGATTCACGTAGCTTGTCTATGAAGCGTGCTATAGCTTTCGCATCTTCCTCACCCTCAGCAAAGGCGACCGCCAATGTTTCGCTATTCACCAATTTTGCTGGCATACCTGCTGCTGCTGCTATATTTTCAAGTATGTTTTTTCTTGCTGATCGTGCTGACGTATCTATGTTTTGCAAATTCATGGATTCGATATTTTCGTCTATTCCGATATTCATTACATTCCCAACAACAGCCTCCTTCAAAAGGGAACGCTTAATACCAGCTATATTCTGCATCACATTGTTGATAATAGACCCAGGCGATTTCAATTTCGCTATAATGACTCCTGCTTTCTTTGTTACCAAATCATCAGTAATCATCGATTGTAGGAATGATTTAAGTGGAAAAAGCGCGCGCTGATATACAGAGCGACCAACATAACCCCAAGCTGAAGTAGTATAATCCAGATATATGGGGTCTTCATTTTGATAAATTACTGATCTACTAAAGTGATAAACCTGCCCTTGCACACGTATTGTGATAGGTTTTAAGAACGCAGGGTCATTAGGATTTTGATTAAGAACTAAAGAACCAGCGGTATTTAAAGGATCAAATACGTTAAACGTCATCTTTTTACTAGCTAAAGTGGCAAAATCTAATGGTTTTGAAGGATCTTCTCCTGGGATCATTAACGCGACAGAACTTATTCCATATATACGAGCCAATCTAACGACATTAGCAATGATTTTATCACAATCAAGTCGTTCCCATTCGTCAGTAAATGCCTTTCTGACTCGATCTTCTGGAGAGCCTGGGATATTAATAACTCGCCCTTGTGATTGCGCAAGCTGAACAGGTACGTCAACAAGCTTTGCTCCCAAAGGATGATAACTATAAATAAGCTTGCAAAGTTCATAAGACGCTTTAGAACCCAATTCAATATTATCCGCCATTAAGATCTTGCTTAATGGTGTACCTATTGTCGATGGGCCCTCGATACTAAGTTCAGCCATAAGAAAAGCGCGCTACCTTTCAGTAGCGCGCTCCTTTCATTTACCTACGACGCGTGGGATCGACTTCAGGTTGTCCAGGCCCACCAGGACGCTGCGGAGGATTACCTCCAATTCCACCCG